AACTCGATCTTCTCAATGTCGTACGCTGGGGCCTCAATCTTCATTGTGAAGCCCATCTCTGTGAACCACTCACGGAGACCCATGGTGAACGCGTCCAAGTCGCTGGACTCCATGATGGCGACACAATCGTCGCCGTTGTTCACCAGTTTGATGTTGAGCCCACGCTCTTGTGCGTATGCCCATACCATCGCACACATCAGCAAGCAGTTGCCCATGGCGGTGTTCATGTCACCACTCATGCGGCAGCCGTCCACCTTGTACTTGATGATACCATCTGATCCCCTGGCGCGGCCGATATTGCAAAGCTGCCACGACAGCAGCTCCGCTAACCTGCCCCGCTCCCCCCGGGAGACGCTCGACAAATAAATGCCGTGCTCCCACCGGAGTGCGTCCACTGACACGTGCTGGTCGAATCGACTAGCATCCAGCCCGACCGCAACAGGCCGGCGGAACGACACCCACTTACCGTGGATACGCTCCCCAACCTGCTTGGCGTTGTAACCCTTCATCACGGTGTCCTCCCCAAACACACGCGCAATGCCACTGTACACCAAAGCCTCCAACGGCCTCAGGTAGCGTCCAACCTCAACATTGTACCTCGGGTCACGGGGTTGAATGACGCGAGGTGCGGGATCGGGTTTGGCGGTTAAGTTAACCTTCTCCGCCTTCACGAAAGTCTTCACGTGGGCGTCTCGTCTGGTGACGGCCTGCGTGGACAGGCTATCGACAGCAGCTTGGTAAATCGTCCTCCTGCGACCGTCGTAATAACCCACGAATTGCTCGTAGGAAACCGGGGTGGTAGTTGGAATAACCCTCTTAAGCTGCGAGGCAAAATGCCTCAACCTCAACGCGAAAACTCCCGCCAGGGGCTTGGGCGGCTTTGTCAGCCCATTGGCGCCTTCAACCATGAAAACGCGCTCCACAAGCCCCCGCCGCAGGTTGGCCAAGTTGTTATTATGCACCCCGAATACCACTCTGGGGCACAGCGCTGACAACCTGTAAACAGCGCGTTCTTTGAGCTTACCGGGCCTCAAGGCTGGGACCATCTCGGGCATGCCACGCCTCACGGCAGTGGTAATCCCTCCCATAACCTCGAGGCACCCCTACTTGACGTAGGTAAGCCCCCGCCTTGCTCGACGGAACCACCCACTCGGCTCTGACCAGCCTTGTGAGTGCTCCACCCTGTCCAACACCGCTGTTGTTGCCATGAGCTCTGCGGCCATCACATCCGAAGAGGTGGGGACGAATACCATGGCAGTAACCACTGGTGAAAAGTGCGCAATATGTGACGGCCGCACACCATGCTCACGCATGGTGTCACGCACGAACCGTGTGACCATAAGGGCGTTTGCCTTGGTCCTCTCAAGGAGACCAAATTCAGCTTTTGCCATCTTCACCACTCGGTTCATGTAGCGGCCGTGCACAGTAATGCCGCCGACCAAGGAAGGGTCGTACTCGCCGGCGTCATCCTGGTCATCGACCAGCTTGACGACGGTTTGCCCGATCCACGACCTGGCCTCTTTCCTGGTTGAGCTAACTCGCCCCAGGAACCAGCACAGCGCACACAACACCAGCACAGCGACAATCACGAGGTCAGCCATGATTGCCGTAAACAACATCCTTGAACTACCTCAGTGGCCCAATACGGAGGGGCCGGAGATAGTTGGGTTGGTGGATGAGTGC